CATATTCTAAAAAGAATTTTTCGTCTAACCCAACCTTTGTGCCTATATTTCCATCGTTTACAAAAGCCATATTATATTCCTACACCAAACATTGAAGTCGCTGCGACTACCCTGCACTCTAAAGTGCCAGCAACTATATCTCCTACTAAGATTTGAAAAGCGTGTATGTTAGGATCGTCTGTATCGTTCTCATCGAACGTGTACGGCGTTGTCTCGCTATTACCCGCTTTCGTGGTAATACCGTCTATCGTTATGTTGTCCAAAAGAATCCCGTTAAGCTCTGCAGTGGTATTTGCATTTCCAGGAGTAGTCATCCTACCTCCCAGCCTAACTCCAAAACCAATAAGCCACGCTACAACAGTGCCGCTTGCGGTGGCGCTTTCCGTGCTTTCTTCTTTGGCAACTGCTGTCAGAAGATCAGTGCCATCTATCCCTATCCCATTAGCTCCAGGGTCAATACAACTGCCAACAAGGTTTCCCCCTGCGGCTGCTGTAGTTCCTGTGCCAGTAGTGAACTTGTTCAGGATTTCTCCTGACTTGATCAGTTCGTTCTGGGTAGAGGTATCACGATCTTCAACTCTGAATGTGCTTGTTCCGTATAACAACGGATTCAAGACTTGTATATCTCCTCGTGCCATTTTTATACCAGTTAAAATGAATAACTGGACTTTGATTTAAACTTTCTTTGGAGGTACGTCAAACGGTATCCAATCTTTTAATTGCTTGTCATACCGCAAACCCTTTTTCACCCCTTCAAATCTGTCCGGTGCTACCCGCTTCAAACCTAGTTCTAATAATTTAGTAACTTGTTCGGGCGGTAAGTCCACGACATTATCACTCGGAGCTTTCGCTCCGGCTCCTCCTACATCACCAGGTTCAGGCGGATTACGCTTCTGTTCTCTGATAGCGTTCTTCGTCCTGTCCATATTAGCGAGCCAAACTGCTTTCTCCACATCTTTATGTAGATTCCCTGTTTTCTGAATCTCATTGTCATAAACATGCAAAGTCCATTTGACCTCATCCTCGGTTTTAGCACCTTCGCGGATTAAAGTTTCAGCTTGGTTGCGAGTGAGCTTATCATCTAATGCTTTGAGTTTGTCGTCCTCCGCAACAATAGGCTCATCCCGAAGATTAGGGAAGCGCTCATGGATTTTGTCTATGGTAAACTTCGCCTTCTCTTCTTCTGTGTGCTTAGGAGCGGGTGGCGGCAAGTTTTTTGCCGCGTCCTCCAGTTTCTTTTTAAAATCAATGTCCTTTCCTTCTTCCTCGGCCAAAGCCTTTTTGGCTGTTTCCAAGGCGCTTTCAGCGTCTGTGAGGTTCTGATTTAGACTCTCATCAGTTCCTCCGGCCGCTTCAGCCTTTTCTTTTGCCTCAGCAGTTAAGGCTTCTAAATCTGCTACTTTCTTTTTCAATTCGTCCATACTATCACCGTGTCGTGGTATTACGCCCTTTCGGGATTAGCCCCGTATCGTGAGGTTACGGAAGCTCTGTGAGCTTGAGGGAGAAGTGCCTATGCCATACACTTCTCACTACAGCCCACGAACCTCTATTTAATAAATTTTAATTTTTCAATAAATTCTTGGATGGTTTCTATCATTAACGTAAACATTCTCCCGCCATCCATATCTCTCTCTCGGTTAGCTCCTTTAATCATCTTAAAATTCGCTATCCAGTAGAGATTGCCTAGCATCAGTTTCCACAATAGTGAATTTTCCCAACGCTTGGCTTCTTCTCTTAAAAGAATAATCTCCTCTTGCGTCAGTTCCTTCTTGCCAATCAGTATGCGGTTTCCGTCCATCCTCAACAAATCTTCTACAGTCACAGCTTTGAGCATATCTCTCACGACCCATCGCAAGAGTATTCTTTTTATAAAGGCCATTGCCCTTATTATACCATTATTCTGTCAAAAAAACTATTTACTGTCCGCTGGTACTCTGCCTTCCTCTTTTTCCTTAGCAGACGCGCTTTTCTTGTCCCACCCTTTCTTTATTTTCTCAGCATTTTCTTCCGCCACTTTGTGCTCAACTTCTGTCCTTACCAATCCTCCAAGCAAAACATAGATATATTCCAACAGGTCTTTATCTTTAATTTCATCTGCTTTGGCATACTTACTGAACTTATCCTTCAAGCGGCCCTCCTCCTCATTTCTCGGAGTATTTGGGTCTTTCTCTCTTATAAGAGAAACAATCAATTCCGCTCGCTTTATCTTTTTTTGCGTTAACTAAAACATTCGCCATGATAATTAAATTAAACTGTTAATTCGCTTAATGCGCCCCGCTCTACGACTTTTTTGGAAACTCCCGTAGGAGGATTCCCAGATTGAGGGATTATGCCTTGTAAAACTTTTGAAGTGTCTTTTGGAATGTACTTAGCTGATTCTCCTTTTACAGTCGGCTCAAACAAGAAGTCTCTGGTTACATCAGCTAGTTTCTCCGGATCATTTGCTATTAGTGGATTATTTATCGCCCTGTCGTACAATTCTAACTTCAAGGATTTCTCAAAAGCATCATTCTTAGGCATCAGTGCATCAGGCTCAATCTCAAATAAGAATCTGCGCCTTACCCATACTGCTGGATTAACTTCATAGATTTTGCGTTCGTCTCCGCCCTCTTCCAAAAGCTCACCAGACTTAAACAACTTTTCTTCATCGCTTGGCTCTGCTCCCGCCCACCTATCAGTAAACCTAATCACAACACTTTTCTTAGAACCGTCTATCACTTTGTCATTAAGGATCATAGTCATGTATTTCATGCCCAATGCACCTCCAGCTAATTGCATAGTTTCTCCAACTGATTGAAAGCGCAAGATATCATCAGCCATCAATTCGCTTATAGGCTTAACCATGCCGATAGCAATCATCGTGCCTATTACGCCAAGATTGGTAATGGCATTTTGCTGCAAGAGTATTGATTCCCGCGCTGTTTTGTCACCTCCACCACCAACACCGGAGAACTGTGCGTCAAGAGATGTTTCAGCCATTTTCTGTTCTGCTTCTTTTGCTATATTGATAGCAAATTGTGGATTCATAAAATTAGAAGCAACATCCACTTTCGCATCCTTGCCTATTTCTGTGGTTGTGGCTGGTATGAACACACTCTTATCCAACTTACCCGCTCCCATTGTGAAGATAGAGGGAAATGTAGCAAAAGTTGAAGCATCCACAGCATTCTGCCATGACCTATCTGCCAACTCTTTATCATTTGAAAGTTTTGCGGCCAAAGACTTAAAGCCAAAGAAACGTTGCGCGTCAATCGGCTCCGCGCCATATTTGATTATATTGTAAACCGGAACTGTTTCTCCGTCTTTTTGTATACGTCTATGCTTGAAAGGATTGTAGTCAGTATTTGGATTACCCAAGTAAATATTATTTACCATTGTAAACTCCAGATCTCTGCCTTTATACATCAGCCTTGCCTCCTCTACCATTCCATCGCCAATGTCATTTACATCATAAAATAAACTATCAGTTGAATTTAAAACCAAAGCTACACCAACTCTTACATGCACAAAGTTAGGATGTCCATTATGTCTGCTCTTAACATCGTTATAAGAAACACGCCTCCTATGGATTTGGAAGTCCTGGCGGTTGAAATCAAAGACATATGGGCTGGAAAACAAGACTTCATCTAAAGGTAATAAAGAATGCCGGAAGCCCGATAACATCTCATCCAAGACCTTACGCCTCTTGTACTGACTTGCCGTGCCCACCAGGATCTCTTGGTAACTTTTGACATAATCAGGCATAAAATACGCTACAGGATTGACGAGGCCAGCGATAACACCATACAAAAATGTCTGCTGGAAGTTGTTGCGCCTAAAGTTATATTCCAAGGCATTATCCATTACCTGCCCAGCCGCTATATCCTCTTCATCCTCATCATTCTGCGCAAACGCTTTGCCATAAGGCACATTTTTAGTCAAATGAGCGGCAGTTGAGACTATCTTGTTTCGTGTTGAAGCCGATGTGCCGGTAAACATCCAGGCCTCATCTGGATTAGTGGAGGGAGCCTCGCTCCATGCTAGCCAATCCCTTTGGTCTAAGTTGGCACGCTCTATCAAAGACATATTATTAAATTCATCAAAAGGGCGCTGCAAGATTTGGTCGCCTTGCTGAATATCTAACAATGCCAAAGAAACTATTTCCTGTTCAAGTTGCGGAGGTTGATACGGAGACAGCGCATTTTGTATTGTGCCATCTGCTCCATAAGCTAGTGAAGGAATCATTGCTTTATATACATTTCCTTATTTTCGACTCTTTTAATCCAATTACAGTTTGCGCATAAAAGTTGATATTTATTTTCTCCATTTAAAAAACTTTGCATAACACGTTTAGAATAATCTGACCCAAATCCTTTTCCTTTAGTTCTTTCAATATACCCATCTCCATTTATGTGATCAATTTGTAATGCACGATAATCATCAAATCCACAACGATTACATTTACCTCCTAAAATATCTAAAACTGCTTTTCTAATATTTCTAGCATATTCTCTCTTGTATTCTTTTGAAGTAGAAATTCCACCCTTCCAGCGCCAATGCTTTTCTCCTTTTTGAGCTTCTTTGAATTTCTTTATAGTTTCTGGTGAATGTTTTTTACCAGTCATTCCTACATTTGGAGGATGACCCATTGTGGATTTACTAATTTTCCTTTTTGTTTCTTCAGAATGATGTTTTCCTAAGAAACCTTTAGTTCCTGTGCCAAACCTATTTCCTTTCTGAAAGGGCATTGCTCACATTATACCATGAAAGCAAACATATCCCTTGTGAGTTAGTGTTTCTTCCATCTAGTTTTGACAAAACTTGCCGTAACACTTTGTCCCACTGGATTCTCTTTCAATGGTCTGTGATCTTTCATTTGAAAACCAATTACACAAGCAGTCAGCAAGTCCCAATGAGCGGTTGCATCCTCATTAAATACTCTTACATCAAGGTTTTCTCGGTCATATCGCCTTGCTTCCGAAGCTATTTCCTTGCTTGGAATATCCACTAATTCGTTATTCACAGCAGTATTGAAGTCATAAAACATCTTTGGCTTAGATACTAAGTTAGTTTCCCAGCCCAATTTATCTTTATCATCCACATAAATGAGATGAATAGGATAAATGGTTTTGAGCGTGGCAATAGTGGTGTGACCGTGATTATTCCTTTCAGGACAAACATAAGCCATATCATATTTACTCGCCCCAACTTTAATCTCATAAGCAAAGAGGTCGGGAGCTATCTTGTTATTGCGGTAAATAGCAACAATTTTAGGCTTTATAGGCGTAAAATCCCATATCACGCATGTTGAGCTATCTTGCCCCACTCCTTCCGCTACATCAGCCGCAAGTACATAGAAATGCCCTAATTCTGGCTCTTCATAGTAAATCCAATCCCCTTGGTGCGCTCCCTCTTTAAGCTCAAATAAGCCGATCTTATTCATATCAAAGAGTTTGGTGCCGGAAGCTTCAAAAGCTTCATACACAGTTGTCGGATATTCCTGTTTCAACGAAGCCCAGTTCTTTTCAAGTGACAACCACGCATAATAATAATGCGTTATCTCCCTATCGCTCAATTTGTGTTGTATCTGGTATTCTTTGAATTTAAGAAAGTCAGCACTCTCCAAGAACATTTTAATCTGTTCATCAGTAAGCTTGTCTATTTGCTCATAATCCCATTGCCAGTTATAAAAATGTGCTTTCCATTGCGCTGGATTGGTTGGTTCTCCATTGTCATAAGCACTCCAAAACATTTCATAAAACCTTCCTTCCGAACCTGCGGCAGTAGATTCAATATCCACACGACCAGTTAATGGAACAGCAGGGATCGAACCTTCCACGATTTCTTTTGCCTTCTCCGGATATTTCTTAGCCACTTGCCCGAACTCTGTAATATGTAAACGGCTGAAAGTACCAGCACGGCCAGATGAGTCTACTGCCAAAGAAGAAAAGGTTTTATCTCCAAAATCAAACTTCATCTGCCGAGCCGAATCAGCATCCAGTCCATAGTGTTCCTGCAAAGGAAAGTTCTGCCAAGCCAACTGAACCTTGTTGCCAAAAATATCTTGTGCAGTGTCCAAATCTTGCGCTATCAGTAATCCTTGATAGTTACGAGTGAACAAAGCGTCATCTAGCATGTCAACAATTTCATCAGTAGTGAAACCAAGCTGACGGCTTTTTAAGAGAATGTTGCGGTTATGTTTGTTTTTATTAAAATCCGCTTGCGCCGCATTTCTTTTAAAATTAACTAGGTTGCCTTGCTTATCCCGTATCTTATACAAATGAGATAACCGCCACTCTTTATCGCCCAACCGCTTTTTATCTTGAGGGCGGAGTGATTGAATTTCTATTGTCATAAACTCTCCATGCTTCTTCTACAGTGTTGTAATCACATTTAGTCCAGAAATGAAATGTTTTATGAAAAGGACAAACCCCCATTTGTCTATTCCAATCATTTAATTTATTTTGCTCCTCATTTTCCATCAATCTCATCTAAAATTGTGCCGATTGGTTTACCGGCGCTGGTAATATCCAATGATTTCGTAACACGCTTTTTCAAAACATTATATTCCTTGATAGCCTGCACCTTGCTTCTAAAATCTGCGTTCTGTGTAATCAATAGCTCAAGTTGTTTATCTACAAAAGAATCATTCAGCCCGCGCAATTCTAAAAGATAATTTATATATAACAGGATGTCAGTTTTTGTAAGTAAATTAAACGCACTCGCTTTAGCTGAATTGTACCAATTCCCTCTTTGCTTAGGCTCATATGCCTCAATGTAAGATTGCACACCGTTACAAAAGAATTGTTCTTCACTAGAATATAACTCGCAAAACTTCTTCTGCTTTGGATTTAAGTCTGCACCAGGCTCATTTAAGTGTTTCTTTTTTGCCATTGATCATAATTACATCTGCTTCCCGCCATCCAATATTTCATAATCAGGCACATAAAATGGCAAGGCTTCTTCTACTGGTATTGGAGTTTCCAAAACTTCCGGCGCTTTATCTTTAAAAACCCAAACCAATAACAAAATTCCTAAAGCTATAGCAATAACTGATGCTATCAAAACTTTTATTGTCTTTTTATTTTCTTTACTCATTTCTTTTTATCTCTATGAATCTCAATTTGCGCGACTCTTTTCTGACAAGCATCTAAAGAACCATATATTTTAGGGAAGAGTCCGCCCTTAGTCCTGCGAATCTTATACCCCTTTCCCGATTTAATACAAGGCATTATTTCTTGTGCCGATTTAGCTTAGAAACCCGCGAAGTTTTTACACGCTTCTTCGCAATCCCCGACTTCTTATGCAATAAATTTTTACTTGCTCTGCTCCTCCCCATTTATTTTAAATGCATTAGCCAATAATTCTGCCATTTCCTTATCCTGTAAAGGGCAAGGAATTTCTTCACAAAAATGTATTTCGCCGTCCATCATTTCCCTTTCTTCCTCACCTTAATCCCATAAACTGTACGCTCTTCTGAAAGTAAGAGGCGCGTTAATTCTTTCGCTCCCTCCTCAATCGTAATATCAGAATTGCGCACCGGATCTTCGCCATAAGTAACACGGATAAAATTGTCAAGCTCTGCGCGATCTTTAAACTGTTTTATTGTGATTATTTTCATATCTTATTATAGCATAATTTAGGTTGTGTGCCTATTCAAATATTTGAAAATGTTTGCCATCCACGACTATTCCATAACAGCCATCCTGCTCTTTGACCTTTACCTTCTTTTCTCTAAGCATATTAAATAATCTATTGCGTGCATTTGTGCTCAATTTCTTCTTTATAGCTTCTCTAATTATCTTTTCCGGCGACATTTTCTTAACCAATTTTCGCGCAATTTCATCCAAAATAAAATCATCCTCTTTTAAATTCACCTTTTCCAAAGTGTAATAATCAATATGAGTTATACCATCCACCTTTTTCTGCTTTGTTCTGCCAACAATATAATGCTCCCCATTTATTACAATGTGATTCCTATGCGGGTCTATATAGTGTTTTGGTTTCTTTTTCATATGTAAAACCTTGATAAACCTTTAATAATTCTCGATAGGGGATAAAGATGCTGTTTCTTAGTAAAATAGCCTTAAAGCGACTCCCCCGCCACTCTTCTAGGCTTAAAAAACAACGGGGGACACCCTAAGAGGGGAGGGGATTAACTCTATTTATGCGAACTACCGTGTGCTTTCCTCGCCTTCTTCTTGTCCTCTTTTGAAGGGCGTCCTGGCTTTGCATATCCTCCTTTCTTGCCCTTTTTCTTTATATGTACCATGATTTTATTTGTTAGCTGATAATCATTTTACTGTTCCCGTCCTCACATCAAATTTATGCTTTAAATTATCTGGCGTTGCTAAGTATGCTTTCTTTACTCTCCTATAAACCATTTTAGGATTTGGGTGCGCTATCGTTTTACAATACTCATAAACTGAATACTTAATTTGTTTTGCTTTTGCTGCATTCATTTTTCTTTATTTATCATACTCAAAGTTATATATGCCTCAAAAAATTCCCGCTTAGATGGAATAAAATAATGCACATTATCAATATCTAAGCTTGGTCCAGGAACATGATCTCCAGCTTTGATTTCTCTAAAAGGGAAACCCGCTTCTTTCAACTTTTCATATTCTGCTACAGAAATCATTGAAACTTCTGATCTTGATTATCATCCTGTCTAAAATCATCAGCCACATTTTGCTGCGGATTAACCAATCCTTCTAAATCGTCCCACAAAGTTTTGGAGCGTTCCGCAATTCCTACCTCTACTGTTATTAAATACGCTGCAACAGAGCAAGCGGTTTCTATTGCCACACGCACAACTTTTAGAGGGTCAATTACTGTGTCCGGTATTTCTAGGGTTCCGCCCGAGCTTGCCTGGATCTTGTCATAAGGCGCACGCAAAGGTAAGTACATCGGGTGTTTCTCGCCTAGCTCCTCTGCGATTTCTTTTAAAGCCAAACCGCCTCCTTTCACCACGCCCTCTTCCATAGCCGCTTTTGCCGCATGGGTAGCATCTTCCAACTTCTTCTTAGCTGTGGTGCGCTCTCCTTCAGTAGCAGCCCCAACTCTCACAATCGCTATCCCACTTTGTAAAGCCCCAAGCCTGCGTTCCGTCTGTGCTTTAAAAGCTGGATCCTTCTCATTCTCAATCTCTGTTTTTAAAAGCTCAATGCGCTTCTCTACTTCCGATTTCTGCTCTTCAATAGGAGACTTTTTACCTATATCCAGCTTTTTCTTCAACTCTCCTTTCCCGCCGATCATCTGTACATCATGCTCATCAACAATTATCTTTTTAACGAACCCGAGAGCAAAGCTATCCGCTTTTGATAAATCAATACTAGTAAGATTTTTGTCAAAGAATTTCGCCCCGCAAAAAGCAGAAACATCCAAGAATTTCTCAACATCCAAAGATGGAGCTTTTATACACAAGAAATCTACGAGGTTAGTGTTGCCTTGCCGTGCTTGAATAACGGTTCTAGCCATATTCATTATAAACGGTTTCTCAAATCTTTCAGCTATAATCACGAGCTTCCGCACACCCTTTTTTAAAATATCCTGCATTAAAGGAGTAATTGGTGTCATGCTGGCAATATTAAAATTACAGACAAGAACCGCTACATCTTCCATAATCGCCTCCTTATGTTTGTTGGTTATCATGTAAGGCGTTATGTAAG